GAATTCAAGTACCCGTGTGAATATTTATTGATATTTGGTGATGGCATATTTGCGTACTGATACGCTTCTATATTACCATCCTTCTTGTTACGTGTTGGTTCTGCTGCACGTGTTAAAGCGGAAACGATTCTCTTTGGTGCTGCCGTAGAAAGAGTATCAGTTCTAAGTCCGGTTTCAGAACGATTTGTTGTTCTTTTAGTTTTTTCATGTTCGCCTCTTGGTGTTAATCCCGAAAACCCTTGTGAACGTCCACCAACGTTTGGAAGACGTTCTGGTAAAAATGAAGTTTTTTCAGGTCTATTATTAGCAAGTTCGCCGGCAATTCCTCTACGTCCACCTCCACTATCAAATGCAGGACCACTTCTCCCTGGTAAAGTAGTTAATTTATAAGCACCTACATTTATAGGATTCACACGGAAAAGTTGTTGATGACCACCAACTGACGGGACATTCGGGTCAACACCCAAACCTGGACCAACATTCTGACGTTCTATTGGTGATAAGTTATTCATTCTACCACCGTCATACATGAACCTATCTCTCATTTCCAAAACTTCACCCCCGGAAGATCTTTGTGTTGAGGCAATATCACCGAAGGAGCCAACTTCTTGTTTATGAAAATTTGTTTGTTCGATCAAAGGTGACGCTTCACCTAAATACGTATCGTTTATAGTAATATCTCTATCATTAAAATTTGTGTTTTCCTCTTCTATAGGAGCACCTTCTGATATATATGTTTCAGTTGGTTTACTTAATTTACGACCAGCGTAGACAAGTCCTGCTATAGCCATTATAGATATTGGATCAGCCATTCTTATTTCTTACTGACATTTTTATTAAGGTATCTTTGCTGAAACAAACCATTTTGAAGTTCGGCTCGTGTACTGGATGGTTCGTAACTTTGGGTTACGAGTGGGAGTTTACAGGCTACATTTTGGAGTGGGTGTAAATTTTGTTCGTATGTTCTCGCCAAAACTTTATTAAATCGTGAAGTAGATTGGGGACGAAGAGCGTCACTCGTTTCAATATATTCAGCTGGAGATCCTTTACCCGCCATATATGGCGCAGTACCATATAACATAGTATTTGGTCTCGATGATACGTAGTTTAATGCACTGGGCTGAGGATACATAAAAACTTCTTCGTTTGCACAAACTGTTGGGACAGCATTATCCGTGACTAATTTAATTCCAGGTTGGAGTTGGTACGCCATTTACTATTACAAAACATTTTGTTTAAGAAAATCGAGTATCGACTAAATATATTTAAAATACGAAATTAAGAAGAATGACCAGCTGCTAATCCTGAACCTCTATGCATACCACTTCTCTTATCCCCATTTGGATCTAATCCTGCAAAAGCTTCGAGTTGAACACCTCTCGCGTTTGGATCACATAATCGTGGGTCTTGTCTACAAGTTTTTTGTCCCTGTTCGCCATGTATAAATTGGTAATATGGGTCATTTCCTAAAGAAGAATTGGCTGTACTTACAAATTGTCTAGAACATGCATTTCTTTGGTATTCTGGTAAAGATGACCTAGATCTAGATGGTCCATATTCTATACCTTTTGTAGCGTAATTGTTATACGATTTTTTAACTGTTGGGTAATAACAGGCACTTGGTCTGTCTGGCCTATCAACAAAATCTGTCATCAAAACATTACCCATTGGGTTGTCCTGAGTCGGTTTAGTACATGGTCGTGGTGGTCGTTCGTGTGCTGTTTTCGCCAATCCTAATTGTATCATATCAGATTTTTCCATTATATATAAAACACCTAGTGCAGTTCCTCCTAATACAAATATACGTATATCACGATTTATAAGATATATAATACAGGTTGCATAAATAATAAATCTCGCTGTGGCATTAACACGCTCTTCTGGAGTAAGTGTTTGTGAAGGCCAGAATTCTAATACCTTGTCTGTTCGAATGAGTTGTTTTGGATCTTCGAACCAAGAAGTCATTTATATATAGTGAGTTTATTTTTTACCACCTAACATGCCACCTAACATACCCTGCATGGTTTTCATAAGAGCTGCTTCATCTAAACCACTTTCATTTTCTGAACCCATTTTATCGGCACACTCCTTTGCCACACTTTCAATCATGGATAATGTGTCTTCTGGAATTGATTTAATTGTCGTACCTAACATGTAAAGCGTTTGTACGTACTGCCAGATAGCGTTTTTTGTATTCTCTGAACACGAACCCCAATGTTTTTCTAAATTAACACCTTTCATGAAATCTAAATTCTTAGACTCTTTTATAAAAAAAGATTCGTCTTTCTTTGAAATTTTATCTGCATATGGTGTTACACCTGACATGAAACCGTCTACTACTAATCTCGGGTTCGTTTCTTTCATTAAATCAAATGCCGATAAACACTTTTTCAATCCTTTTTCTTCTGGAAACGTCCTGTGCAATTCAGTAAGAAATTGACCCATCATTTCATTAAATGCGGAAACTGATGTCATTGTTGTATATTATATACATAATACTAATAATATCTTTAAGTTTATAAACTAAAACGGTTCTGAACTGATATTTTCTTTTTTACCCAATCCGTTTGAAACTATAACATATACTAAAATTGCAACAAGTGCGGATGGTTTTGTATATGAGCTCATCTCGAGTTTACCTTCATTGTTAAGTTTTGATTTGAAGTGTATATAGCCTGCAGTTATACATCCAGCAATTAATCCTGCCCAAGCTGGATCTCTTAAATAATCTTCAAACTCCATTTACTTATACATGATGTTTTTTTGACGAGTTTCGGCAGCGTCTGGAAAAAATACATCGTCAGATTCGCCATGTTCACTAGCCATACCCTGTCGTGTCTGTGGAGTCGTACTTATAGTTTTGAATTCGTTGTTCATGAAAGAGTTTGTAGGTTCTCCTCCCATAGAAGGTTCTTCCTCCATAGAAGGTTCTTCCTCCATAGAAGGTTCTCCTCCCATAGAAGGTTCTCCTTCCATAGAAGGTTCTTCACCCATAGAAGGTTCTTCATTTAATTCCGGATTAAATGGGTCTTGTGTAACTTCTTCCCCACCGTCTTCTATAAGCTCTGGATCTTCCGAATCAGCTATCTCCGCGTCTCCTAAATCAAGGTCTTGACCTTCTTGTGATTGTGACATATAGGTTTGTAATATTTGCTGAACAGGTATGAGTTCTTTTACCGCACTTTCAACACATATAGAGAATCTTTCGAATAATTTATCGTTTCGAGCATATTCATTTTGTGTTTCGTGGTATATATAAGGATCGTTGTATAAAGATTCCGCGACTTTGTTATGACACATTTGTATAAAAACTTCATTAGTTGGAAGTTTAAGGGAAATTTTTTTATTGTCTTTACTCAAACGAACAGCTGATAATATTTTAACACAACTCACGAAAACGGCCGCCAATAAATCATTAAACCATGCACATCTATTCGCTATATTATCAGAGTGTTGTCTAGACATTGCATCACTCCAGTTAGGAACTTCCTTTAAAAGTTTTTGGTACATAATAAGTACTTTTCTTCCTTTAGAGAGTTTGTATGCTTCTTCATACATTTCATCAAAAGTCTCAATCATAACTGGACACATCAATAAACAAAGTTGACCAAGATATTCTCTTTTAGCTTCAACTAATATGTTAAGGTTATCCATTTATGATAAAGTGGGTTTTTTTATGAGACGTTATTATCGCGCTCCCCTGTATTTATTTGCAGTCTTTTTCAAGTTCACGAGTGTTGGAAAATCTTCAAAATCTTCTTCTGGTTTTTCCTCGGTATGTTTTTCGACCTTTTTAGCACGCCAAGATATACATATTTCAAATTCACCTATAACTTGAACCATAAATCCGCTAATTTTAAATTGTCTTATTAAATAATCAGTAGCTTTTCGCCTGTCGAAATGTGGATACCCCATAACAAACGATGGTATTTGAACGAATACATATTTATTCGTCTCCTTTTTTAGTCGTTTACGTTTATCAGCTATCTTAGATATTTCATCTATAGTGATCATCTAAGTTACTATTGGAACATTTTTAGGTTTACCATACGCATCTTGAGAATTTTGTATTTCTTTTTCAACAAGTAAATTCGTATTGTTTTTTATATAAGATATTTCACTTTCTCTTATGAGTGAATAATCTTCAAACTCTCTTGGTGGTATATTATTAGTAAAAATACCTTCATTATCAGGTTTCTTTATATGAATAGGTTGTGTCCTTAAACTTAATATAACGACTGATGGTTTTTCGTTAACTAATTCCTTTTTCATATTTTGGAACTGGGTATATTTTCTCTTAAATTTTCTTAAACGAGCATCTTCAATTTCTGTTAGTCCTGATCTTAGTATTTTATTTTCCATATTTTCTATAACTTTAATTAAATCCTTCTCCATTTCTACATCATTTTGATTCTCTAGTTCATTAATATCGTACCGCGGTCCCATATTTATAATACGTGTAACAGCAGAAACGGAAAATCCGAAATCAAAACCACCTTTTCCATACTTGACTACCATAAACATGCACTTACATATCTTACCAGGATT